CGCCACCGCGGCCTCTCTGTAAGCCGCTCGGCCCGCCCGCGCCACTCGTCGCGATCCCGCTTGAGGTCGTTCAACGCCCGACCCAGCTCGTTGTGGCTGGTCCTGGCCTCGCCAAGGAGCTGCTGAAGGTTTGAGATGGCGGCATCGGCGCCCGCGAGCTTCGCCGCCAGATCGCTGGTCGTCATCGTTTCAGGCGCAGGGAGCTGGGGTCACGAGGCATTAGGGGCGCCGCCGTCTTCGGTCAACTCGGCGGACATGCAGCCGGACTCGATAGCGCCACATGGTCGCCTTGCCCGTCCCGATCTCTTCCGCCGCTTCACGAAATTTCAAAACAGCCATTGCCGCTCGTCCCAGACATTCCGGGGACGACGGTGGGTCAGCAGGGTTAACGAAGGGTTACCCGATAAGGTTCGGCAGTCGCCTTATAGGCGACTGTTAAAATTGGCCTTTTTGCCTAGGATGCTTCCCCGTTTCGACGCAGGGAAGCAATGGGGAAGCAATCGCAAGAGCGAAACGCTTTCGCCTTGCGGGAACCAACGGTCTAGCTCGCGAACTTTTCTCTGGAGGAGATATTTAGGAACCCCGACCGCTGAGAGAGCCCTCGACTTTGCACAGCGCGACGATGGGACCGGCAAAGCGCCGGAGTCGAAGGTCGTGAGCCTGCGCAAGCAATAGACACCCGCGCGTGTGGGCCGCGTGTGTGGCCCGCAGGCGCGCGCAAGTCACTGATTCCGCCCGACTGTGTGGATGTGTGGGCTTGGCGCACGCATCGGCGCTCGTGCTACGCGCCGCCGCTCGCTCGACCGGCCTTGGCGAGTGGCGGCAGACACACGCAAAATCTTGCGCTCACTAGCAGCAACCGCAACCATATAGGTCGCCCGAGCGATTCGCATCGCGCGCCTTTTGATTCGCGGGGTCGAATGACGGAGTGGCCTGGACCTAACGACTGGTTGCTAAGGGCCGACGCCTTAACGCTCATCCGCTTTGCTTTGAACTGCCCCGAGGAGGAGGCCGAAACCTACCTGCTCGACTTCGCTTGCGACGACCCATCCTTTGAGTGGAAGCACCGTCGCAGATTTATCATAACGCCGGGTCGGCCGCCCCCGCAGGGGAAGAAACGCATATCTCCCCCAATTGAAGCCATCCATCTCGCCATTCAGACCCGGTTCTGGAAACGGGTTCGCAAGGGCGACGCTCGTATCCTGGTTAAGGGCAACTCCGCGACGTACGTTAGCGCGATATTCCTGGCCCTTACGCACGCGGAAGTGAGGTACAAGCTCAAGCCTGAGCGTAACCGAGTTGAACAGAACGCGACGCTCGTTCACCCAGACTGGCGAATCGAGATTCACCTAAGTGTGATCCGATTCCTTGCCGCGCCTCTCATCACGGCTTTGCGGGCCGACGGTGGTCTAGTCGACGAGGCGATTAAGCATCTGCGATCGGTCGGGCGGTTGCCGCATTCTGCGGTCAACGAAACCGAGCCCGAGGGCAACGTCGGTGAGAAAACTTGGCTGGCCGACGAGCTTAAGAATCATCCGCCCGGGGATCTCCGCAAAGCCGCCTGGGCGAGAGCGGCGGCGAACCGTAGCGGACGAAAGGTCAGCGCGATTCAAACCATGCTGTCGAAATATCACGAACTATGGCTTGACGCTGGCGGCAGGGACACTCCATCGACCATGCAGCGTCGCCGACCTCATCGACGTCGGTCTCGTTCTCACTGAGATTCTCATCAAATCTCAATTGCGCGTTGAGACATCCACGGAGTGACCAAGTTTTCCGCTGGCTTTCGAGGATCTGAAAATTCTGGCATCATTGAAATTGAATTGAGATTTTTCCCGTCGTTACCTGCCGCCACGCACCGCGTCGAAGCGGGCGGTTCGAGCAGGAGCAACGACAAGCATGTTATCGCGCACACATCACCGCGCCAGTGTCGGTGAAGCGCCCTTCAGGCCTACGGCAGAACTGTTGTCGGCGCTCGAGGCTGAGCGAATTATTCCCTTGCACGAAGTCGCGCGCTTGAACGGCACTTCGGTCGACACCATCAAACGTCACCACGGCGACAAAATCGTGAGGATGTCCGACAAACGAATTGGCATGCGTTTGAAAGATGCTTTGTCGATCGCGCAGCCCCTGACCGCAGCCTGAGCTCGGAAGGTTGAACGGCGTCCGAGCGGCGCCGTTCTGCAGTCCGAGACCAACCTCAAAGATCACATCCACCCGCCCCGCCGAATCGACCGATTCGGCGGACGGGGAAGGGTCCGCCCGGCTCAGCCGCGAAGCCGGGCGTGTAGTTTCGTAACGCGGTGGCTAGCAGCGACCCGGGCCCTCGATCCCTCAGAAAGATTGGGCCCGGGTCGCGAAGGAGTTTATTATGAACACTACTGCTTTACAGCATGGCGCGGAGAATGTCGACGCCGCCCTCAACGGCTTGCAGAAGGCGTCCCTGGCGCCGCCCAACATCGCGATCGTAAGCGGCGACGGCGTCGAGCCGCTCGTCGATGTCGTCGATGGGCGGGAGCTCCAGTGGGTGCGCGGTCGTAGCGCGACGACGCGAGCGTCTACGCTGCCGACTTGTACACCGGCAAGAAGAAGCTCGGGCGTCCCACCCAGATCCAGTGCTGCCGCGTCGCCGATGCGAATCTGAGTTACGTAAACGCGTTTCTGACGGCGACTCCAGAGGAGCGCCTGGCGGTTCGGCGCGGCGCGCTGACCCTCTCGGCGCTTTGCCACCAAAGGAAGCTGTCGACTCATGACGACATCAAGAAAGACATCAAGAAATATGTCGGGCACGTCGGACTCGCCGCCGTCTACGAGGTGATCGCCGAAATCATCGCTTCCCCGGTTGCCGCTGCTGCTGAGTAACGCCTTATGCGTCGCCCGTCATCGGGCGACGCCTTTCTTTTTTCGGTCTGGGAAAGTGCGCGATGAAGCGTCCGCCCACCAAAGTGCGCAATGCGGTCGCCGTGCTGACGAAGCGCGGTCATGTCGCTGACGTCGACCTCGACGGACGGCACTACAAACTTTCTTGGACCGCCAACGGCCGCAACCGCCATTTGGTCATCTCGAAGACACCGAGCGATTGGCGCGCTGGCAAGAATTGCGTCGCGCTGCTCCAGCGTCTGCTGCGCGCCAGCGAAAAGGCGCCGCCGCAATGACCGACATTTCCATCATCGCGAGCGTCTCGCTCTTTGCGCCCTTACCGACGGTCGGGGGAGGCTGGGCGTGTGTGCATGGCGACCCGCCGTGGTGGTTCCGGAGCAATTCAACCGCGAATCCCGGCCGCAACGCCATGCGGCACTATCGATGCCTCTCGCTCAGCGACATCGCGTCGCTGCCGGTCAAGAGCGTGGTCGCCCAGAACGCATTCGCCTTCCTGCGGGTCCCCGGACCGTTTCTGGCCATCGGCGCTCATATGCCGATCCTGCGCGGCTGGGGGTTCGAGCCGACAGCAATGGGATTCACATGGCTGAAGGTCAAAGTTAACGCGTCAAGTCTTTTCATTCTTTGCGACGACATCTTCACCGGCACCGGCCTGACAACGCGGAAGAATTGCGAATTCGTCGTTATCGGCAAGCGGGGCAACCCGAAGCGAATCGGAGCGGATGTGCGCGAAGCGATCCTCGCGCCAATGCGCGAGCCTTCGCGCAAGCCTGACGAGATCTATCGAAGAGTCGAGCGCTACTGCACTGGACCGCGACTCGATTTATTCGCCCGCGAAACACGACCAGGCTGGCAAGGTTGGGGTGACGAACTGGGCAAGTTCGACGCGCCAGCCCGGCCCACGGTGTTCAGGGGAAGGAAGACACAGCAGGGCCTCAACGCCGCGGACATCGAGGAGGCGTCTTCATGACGATGCAACTCCTCGACGCCCTCGCACGCCGGAACGAAGCGCGTCACCCGAAAATCTTGGTCACCGGCGAGACGAACATCGGCAAGACGAGCTTGCTCAAAACGCTGCCCACGGAATTGCTGTCGACAACACTGTTAGTTGATCTCGAGGCCGGTGACCTCCCGGTCGCCGATTTGGCGCTTGCATCCGTTCGTCCGCGAACATGGGTCGAGTGCAGGGATCTCGCTTGCGTCATCGGCGGACCGGATCCAGCGCGAGCGCAAGGATCGCCTTATTCGCAAAGTCACTACGACGCGGTCATCGCGGACAGCGTGCTCGCTAGCCTTCAGCAATACTCGATCATCTTCGTCGATTCGTTCACGGACCTCTCGCGCCGGTGCCGCGTCTGGGCTGAGCAGCAGCCTGAAAGCTTCAACACTTATGGCAAGCGAGACACCCGCGCGATGTACGGCGTGGTTGGCCGCGAACTGATCGCCTGGAGTCAACAGCTCCAGCACGTGCGATCGCGCACGATCACTCGTCGCGATCTTGGAGAAGGTCACTGACGACTACGGCGTTTCGAGTTGGCGCATCCAACTTGAAGGCCAGCGTACTGCTCGCGAATTGCCGGCGGTCCTCGACGAAATCCTCACCATGAACTGGGTTACGGCTAAGAACGGAAAGAAATTTCGCGCGTTCATCTGTCAGCCGGACAATCAATGGGGTTTCCCTGCGAAAGATCGCTCAGGGAAACTCGCCCCCGTCGAGGAGCCTCATCTTGGAAAGCTCTTGGCAAAACTGGCTACGCGCCAGGGAAACGGAGAATAGGTAAAATGGTAAATATCTTCAACACTCAGAAGCCGCGCGATAACTTCGCGCCGGTGCCGGCGAACGTGGTCGCGCCGATGCTCATCCGGGTTAAGCGCGACCACGGCAGCGGCGACATCCTCACGCAATCCGGCTCCAGCGACGCGCGCTACCTCAACTGCGAGATCACCATCACGGACGGTCCGCACAAGGGCGCGAAGATCTTCGTTCGTCTCGTGGTCGAGGGTTCGAACGACGGCGCGAAGACGGCGCAGGCGATCAGCTTCGGCCTGATCGGCTCGATCGTGCGCTCCGCCATGGGCGTCAAATCTGACGACATGAGTCCGGCGGTCGAAGCGAAGCTCTCGGACTTCCACTTCGAGGCTCTGGACCGCGTGGCCTTCGTCGGCAAGACGGGGCGCATCGAGCGCGGCAAGCTGCGCGACCCGAGCCAGGGCCCGAATGGCGAGCGTTACGACGACAAGGCGACGCTGGCCTGCGGCGTCACGCCCGACACGGGCAAGGACTGGACCGACTGGAAGCACGCCCCGCGTGGCTTCAGTTTCGACGACGGCCTCGAGGGCGCGATGAAGCCGAGCGGAGCTCCGCTTAACGGCCCTGGAAATGGGTCTGGCGCTGAGATCGACGCGCCGCCCTGGGCTGACGAGGCGTGACATATGAAGAACGCGCAGATCAGCGCCATCAGCGCCGAGCACGACGAATGGTTGAGGCGGGCGACCGCCTCAGCCGTCGACAAGGTGCGGGAGTTGATCAGCTGGAAAGAGCTGTTTCGCCCCGGCACGCTCGCGGAGCGACTTAGTCGAGCTCAACTGACTTGGATCGTCAGCGCCGCGATTTGGGGATGGATCGTCACCAGAAGCGAGCAAGCCGCGAGCGAAGGTCTCGACCCTGAGCGCGCAATCCGAACTACCCAGCTCGACCCCGATCCGTGGGACATCGGCGCGGTCCGAGCAATCTTGCCCGAACTCGCGAAATCATGCGTCGGGTTCGATTGGTCGAAGCCGGCGAACGATTGGACGAAGGACGAGCTCGTTCAGTTCTTGCTCACGGGTTTTCGTTTGATCCGACGCGCTCACGCCGCCCGAAACGCCGTCGAAGAACAGATCGCCGGCAAGCCAACCCATCCTGATGTCGTCGCGAGACTGGTGAACCGCGCGGGTGGCAACCCGCGATGACGATCGACGAGCTCAACGCCGACGTGGAGTTCTAGGAGATCCCCCTGTGCCCAATTTGCTGCACGCTGGCGTCGCCCTTGCTCTTCACGAGACAAATATTCGTCTCAATGAGCTCATCGCAGCTGCGATGACGACGCAGCCGCAACCTCCCCGGCGATATTTGGGCGCGAGCATTTGCGGGCACGAATGTCTGCGACAAGTTCAGTATCGATGGTGGTGCTCGACGGAGATTCCATCGAAAGTGAGATTGATTTTCGAGCGCGGCCATCTCCTAGAAGCCGCGGTGCGTAGGCAGTTGGAGATGATCGGCTGCGCGTTTGCGCCCGCGGAAACGTTAGCGTTCAAAGCCCTTGACGGAATCCTTGAGGGCCATGCGGATGGCGTCGTTATCGCCGGCCCGAGGCTGCCCGGACTGTATCTCGCTTATCCGTGCGTTTGGGAGAACAAAGCGGTCAGCGCCAAGAATTGGCGAGCGGTTAACAACAGTGGATTGCTTTCGACTTATCCGCATTATGCTGCGCAAGTCAGTCTTTACCAACGTTTCTTGAATAAAACCAACAACGCGCTCGTCACCATCGTCAACAGCGACAACGGCGAGGTGCTGCACTTCCAACAGCCCTACGACCCGCAGCTAGCCGACCGCGCGATCGAGAACGCCAAGACCGTGATCGCGGCGACGAAGGAGGGTCGGCTTTTAGAGCGCGCTTACAGCGATCCTGGCGACTGGCGATGTGTACGTTGCCCTTTCAGGCGACGCTGCTGGGGCGCTCTTTGGGTCGAAGGGCGGAACCGGGGAGGCGGCGATGTCGTCGACGACGCCGCCTAACGCCAAGCCCAGGAATCCGGCGAACGAGGCGCTGGACCCGGATGTGGTCGAGAAGCTCTGCAAGATATTCTTAGTGATGTCGTCGCCCAACGACGGCGACAAGGTCGTCGCCATAAAGGCTTTCAACAGCGCGCTCGAAAGGAACGGCGTCGACTATCACGTCCTTGTCGCCCGCATGAAAAAGCCGTGGCTCAGCGACAGCGCCAACGAGCAGTTCAAGAGCGAGCTCGCCAACGCGCGCGCCGCCGGCCGCGCTGAAACCTTAAGAGAGGTCGAAGCCAGGCAATACGGTATTGACGATTTTCGCAATGCAGACGGTTCATCCGACTGGCGAGCGATCGCGCTCTACGTTCAGCGAGAGAAGCTTCGCCTTGCTGATCGACACCATGAATTCATCGACGACATGGCGGCGCGCGTTCCGTTCAACCGCGAGCTGTCGCCGAAACAGCTTCAATATCTGCAAAGCCTGTTCCTCAAGCTTGGCGGGAAGATCACATGACCAATCCCGACAAGCTGCTCGAGTTTGAAAACCTGCTCAAGATCGCGCGCGACGATCTCATCGTCGGAATCGTCGACATCGTTCCCGACGATTTCATCGGAATCGAAAAGGGCGGCGAGGGCGGCAGGATCGGCGATCGCATCTTCGGCGCTCATGACAGCCTTCGCGAAGCTTTTCGCGAATTCGATTGGAATGTCTCGCGCGCGCTGTCCATGCTCAGAAGGGCGGTCGCGTCATGAGCGCTAACGGCATTCCGTTCATGATCACGAGTCCGATGAAGATCGCGCTGCGCGCACGCGGCTTCGTCGACGGAGACATCGAGGGGATGACTCCGGAAGAGGCGCGCAAGATCTTGCTGACGCCGGATCCGCACGTGGTCCGGAAATTCTTCGAGGCGTTTGTCACCCTGGCGCGGGCGTCGCTCAACGGTCATGCGTCGCCCGGTGTTTTGCAAATCGACCGCAAGCAGCCCAATGACCCTGACGTCACGCCGATCCGCTACCAGCTCGATCGCGCCGATCTCGTCGAACGGATGACGCACGATGCGCTGTTCGATTCCGAGGCGGGATTCAATACGTACGTCGAAGGGCGACTGGTTAACTTCGGGCTTCGCGGCAAGAAGCGCGGCGAGTTGGAAGAGACAGCTTGCGTCTTCGCTTTGGCGATCGATTCCGACGCAGACAAAAACATGGCGTGGACGCCGCCCGCCGGAGTGCGGCCGACTCTGACTGTCGAAACGTCGCCCGGCAATTTTCAATATTGGTTCTTCTTCAAAGAGGCCGCTCACTACAAACGAGCGCAACGTCTCGGCGAGCGCATGCGCTTAGCGACCGGCTCCGACTCCGACACCGGGAATCCAACTCAGCCCTATCGAATCGCTGGCACGACCAACTATCCGAATCAGGTGAAAATCAGCCGCGGTCGCGCCGTCGCCTGGACCAGGGTTGTCCTCTGTGACCTTTCTGCCCTGTGGACGCTGAAGGAGCTCGAGCAGGCATTTCCTGCGCCGTCTGAGCCATCCAGGCCCAACGGAGGCGGCGCGGGGGCAGAGGGGGCAGCCCGAGGCGGGCAAGCGGCCACTACAGCCGTCGACGAGATCGATCTCGACGACCCGAGCTTTCCTGACGATCTTCGAGAGATAATTCGCGACGGCGTTTCGCCGGGCGAAGACCGCTCTGTCGCTTTCTTCAAGGTGGTCAAGGCGCTCAAAGGAAAGGGCTACGCCATCGATCAGATTTTCGGGTGTCTTGATCGCCACCCGAACGGGATCGCTCGGAAATATCGGGATAGGAAATATTCCGGGTCGCAGGCGCGCCTGCGGAAGGAGGTCGGGCGCGCTTACAGCCGAAAGCCCCAAGCCCGCAAATTTACGGCGCCCGGGGCTCTGAATTCTGTGGCCGCAAATCCCGCGGTGAGCGCCACAGTGAAACCCGCTGCTCTGAATCTCGCGCCTGCCTCGCCCGCGGTTCTATCGGCGCCTTTCCCGCAGCCGCTGGTCGACGCGCATCTGGTCTTTCGGAAATGGCTGGGCGAAAAGTACGACACGGATATTTTTGACGCCACGGCGAGCGCAGGCGCGGCTGAAAAGCTGGGCGGCGACCCCCTGTGGCTGATGGTGATCTCCGGATCAGGCAACGCCAAGACGGAGACGGTGCGGTCGCTCGAGGGGGCCGGCGCGCTGGTCACCTCCACCATTTCCTCGGAGGGCGCGCTCCTGTCGGCGACTGCCCGCAGCGGCGCGGCAACCGGCGGCTTGCTGATCAAAATGGGGCCTCGCGGGCTGCTGGTGATCAAGGACTTTACGTCCATCCTGGCGATGGACAGCAGGGTTCGCGGCGCCGTGCTGGCCGCGCTTCGCGAGGTTCACGACGGGAAGTGGGAGCGCAACGTCGGTTTCGGCGGCGGCCGCACGCTGACCTGGACCGGGCGGATCGTCGTCGTCGCCGCGTGCACGACTGCCTGGGACGAGGCGCGCAAGGTTGTGGAGGCGATGGGCGATCGCTTCGTTCTCGTGCGCGCTGACTCGACGATCGGCCGCGAGGAGTCCGCGCTCAGGGCGATTGCCAACACAGGGAGGGAGGACGTCATGCGGGTTGAGCTGGCGAGGGCCATGGGCGGTCTCGTCGCCAGCGCCGACTTGAACGTGCGCAACCTGACCGACATCGAAAGCGCTCAGCTGACCAAGCTCGCCAACGTCGTGACGTGGGCGCGCTCCGGCGTCGAGCGCGACTTCAAGGGCGCGATCATCAATGCCCATGCGCCGGAGATGCCCACTCGATTCGCCAAGCAACTGGCCCAGGTCGTGCGCGGGGCGCTTTCTTTGGGCATGCCGACCGAGGTCGCCATGCAGCTTGCGACCCGGTGCGCCCGGGACAGTCTCGAACCCTTGCGGCGCGATCTTCTGCTCGACGTGGCGGTCAACCCCGACACGAATCCCGACGACGTCCACAAGCGGGTCGTTCGCCCGCTCACGACGGTGAAGAACAATCTCATGGCTCTCCACACGCTACGTTTGCTGGTTTGTGAGGAGCGAGACGAGTGGCGGGGCAATCGAGTGTTTCAGATCCCGTACTACAGCCTCGCGCCAGAACTCGACCAAGCGACGCTGTTGAGCCTGTGAAGGAGAATGGCGGTGAACCGGAAAAAAGAGGAGGCGGACAATGAACGTGAATCTCATGAACCGGAAAAGAGAGCATATATATAATTCTCTTCTTATATATCTAATCTGTTTTCCGGTTCATCGAATAGGGCGCGCCGCGACCGGCGGGACCGCGCCCGCGCGTGAACCGCTTTCGTCCGAAATCATCGCAACGGGAGGCAGCGGTGGCTGACAACAATTCCATTGCGCCGCGCGAGGCGCTCACCGGCGACCTCGCGGCTTTCCTGAACGAGGTGAAGGCCGAGCACGCCCTAGCTCAGCGCGGAAGGTTGGTCTTCGGCCTCGACGCGACCGCGAGTCGCAACAAGACCTGGGACATGGCGGCGAACTTTACCGCTGGCATGTTCCGCGAGGCCGCCGCGATCGACACCCAGCCCGAAGCGCGGCTCCCTCGACCTCCAGCTCGTCTATTACCGCGGCGAAAAAGAGTGCGTGAAGATGATGGCGAAGATCGTGTGCGAGGTCGGCGAGACCCAGGTCGAGCGGATCCTGTCCCACGCGATCAACGAGACGACTAAGCTCAAGGTCGACGCGCTCGTGTTCATCGGCGACGCGGTGGAGGAGAACCCCGACATTCTGGTCACCAGGGCGCGCGAGCTGGGCCGGCTCGGCGTGAAGGTTTTCGTGTTTCAGGAAGGCGGCGGTCCTCAAGTCGAGCGGGTGTTTCGGGACATCGCGACGGCCACGGGCGACGCCTACGCGCGGTTCGATTCGGGTGCGGCTAAGAAACTGGGTGACTTGCTCAAAGCGGTCGCTCGATACGCGACAGGAGGCGTGGCGGCGCTCGAGAGCAAGAAAGACGAGGCGAGCATTCTCCTGCTCGGGCAGATGAAGAAGAGAAATTGAATGAAACCAACCAACGTCAGAGCCGAGATCGCGAATGCGGTCAGGCGGAATCTCGTCGAGCGCCTCGGTCATTTTGACAGGGACGCATTCCGCAAGTTCATCGAAGAGCAGGGCTACCCAACGCTGCCCCCCACGGATTCGCCGCGCTCCGTGATTGAAAGCGTCGCCGACGAGAGATGCGGACGTAGGAGAGGAGGAATGAGTGGGCGAGATCATCCACGGCGAGCGGGATCCCAAACCCCGGATCGCGCGCGTGCCGGTGCACGGCTACGAAGTTGCGACCTATAGTTTCGGCAGCGAGGACGAGTTTCTCCTGTGTTTGCATGGCGGACACAGGCTTCTCGTGCGACTACGTGCGTGCGATTCGCGGCTTGCCGGAGGGCGGTACCGGGTCGGTGCCTATGACCAGGTCGCCTGCGGTGCTTCGGATCGTCCGGACGACAATAGCCTCTGGACGCTCGAGCGCTCCTAGGTATCGAATACGCCCTGACCTACGCCGGTGTTCTGAAGACCTTGATTTTGGCCGGCGGAGCCGCGAGCATTCCTCACCTTATCCGAACAAGAGCGGCTGCGAAGCTCTCTGGGAAGCAGACTCTGCCGCCTGTGCCTTGAGAAAGGGATCGTGACCGTCGCCCAAGTCACCGACCATTTCCAGCCGCATCGCGGTAATTGTGGGCCTTCATCGCGGGTCCGCTGCGCTAGCATCGAGCCTTTGCTTGAGGTAGTTGACCTACCGACACTGAATTCCCGACCTCGATTGGATCATCATCGGCGGCGAGAGCGCTCGGCACCTGTCCCGTCGGTTTGGAATCGGCGCGAGATGTTCTGAGGTAATGCCGCGAGGCGGCGTTCCGTGTTTCGTCAAGCAGATGTGAGCGAATCCGGTCGACCTGGGCTTTCCGATCGTAGTCGACGACCACAAAGGTGGCGAGATCACGGAATGGCCATCCGATCTTCAGGTGCGCGAATGGCCGCGATTGGAAGACCGCTCAGCCGCCTAATCTCGCCGGTCGCGCTGTTGCTTCTCACGCTGCTCGCGGCTCCATCCCCCGCGCTCGCCGACGTCAAGGTCCCGGCAACCGTGCCCGGCCTTCCGACGCCGCCGCGAGCGCCGCATGAGGGGTCGATGCGCATCATTCGCGTGGCCAGCGTCGATCCGGCCTGCGGAGCCGACTGTCCTGAATGGATTTCTGCCGAAGGCGTGATCCGGCCTGGCGTCGCGGGGCAGTTCCAACGCACGCTCGCTGACCTGAAGGGACGGCGCCTGCCCGTGCTGATTTCCTCGCATGGCGGCTCGGTCAGCGATGCCATCATGATGGGAGCGCTCATTCGCGAGCAGAATCTTGCGGTCGCGGTCGCGCGCACGCTGATCGCCAATTGTCCCGAACGCGCACCCCAATGTCCCGACGCCA